GATGATGAAAGGAATAAAGCTAAGATTATATTAGAAAAGCAGATGCAAGATTTTAAACTTAAGATGGTTGAAAACAGTAATGAGTTTGAAAAAGAGATTACTAAAAGATGGGAGAGTGACAATGAGCATATTATTACTAGGCTTGTTCGTCCTATTAGTTACACTGGTGTACTTATTCTTTTTGGTGCTGTTGTTATTGCTGATGGTAATGTCGGAGCATTTCATGTAAATAGTTCATACATTCCAGTACTAGAAACACTACTGACAACAATGACTATTGCATATTTTGGTAGTCGTGGCATGGAGAAAGTGACTAAACATATAAAGGATAGAAAATGAAAATAGAAGATTATATTAGTAAAAACGAAGCGATAAGACTTAGACCATACACTGATACAGTTGGTAAATTAACAATCGGTGTAGGTAGAAATTTGGACGATAATGGATTGAGTCTTGATGAAGTTGAATATCTTTTAAAAAATGATATAAAAAGAGTGAAAGGAGAGTTAGAGGATGTATTTGATAACTTTTATGAATTACCAGAAAATGTAAGACTTGTTATGATTGATATGTGTTTCAATTTAGGTATTTCACGATTTTTAGGTTTTAAGAAAATGATTCAAGCTGTAAAAGATGGTGATTTTAAAGAAGCAGCTAGACAAGCTAAAGATAGTAAGTGGTGCAAACAAGTTGGAGTTAGGTGTGAAGATAACTTTAACTTGTTGTATGAGAGTTAATTATGAAAAAAGGATGTAATATGATAGTATTTAAACGTAAGATGGAAGAGAAACCTAGTGTTGTTAAGATGCGTAAGAACATGAAAAATGTAATGGATAATTGGAATCTGGGACCTAAGGTTGCTAGCGAGGATCCAAAAAGTAATGCTGAATTTTGGAAAGGTGTTGCTGTAAAGTGGGCTATTTCGGAAGAGAAAGCTAGATATCGTAATTGTGGTAATTGTGAGCATGGTAGAACTAGTCCTGAAGCATTGGAGAGTATGAAAAAGTATCCATTTAGTAAATTTGATGCTGATGGTGGTGGTAGAGTATGGTGTGAGAAGTTTGACTTCGTTTGTCACAACTTACGTGTATGTCAAGCATTTGAGCAGAAATAGCAGTAATAAAAGGATAGTAAAATGGCTAAAAGTGTACAAAAGTCTATATTTAGGTATGTTGGTGATTCACAACCTGAGATATCTACAATTAGGGTTAATGGTGTTCCGGTGCCATTAGAATATTGGGATGTATATATGTATTATGATGAAGTGGATAGTAATGGGGTATCTAATGTAATTGAGATTACTGGTGTTCCTGAAATTAAAAATACTGGTAAGGTTAAATTCTATCCTAGAGCTAAATATTGTAAGACTGTAGCAGCTGGTACTCCATTTACAGCATTTACGGTTCCTGGTACATATGAGTTTAGTATTGTAAGAAAAGGTATAGGCTACGAATCTGATGTAAATGGTACTTTGGTATATTTTGGAGGATCCTATGTTGTGTATGATGGAGGTAATCCTGATCATGTTGGATTGCCAAAATTCTCTGAGTATAATGAAGCTATGACACATGCAGTTGGTATGATAGAAATTGGGACGAGATTACCACTATAGTTTAAAGTGGTTTTTGGTATAATGGTAAATAATAAATGGGAGCAGCTATGAAAAAGGGTACTAAAGATATCGTAAAACTTCAACCTACATGGAAAAACGAACCTTCATATGGAGATTTGAATAATGATGTAGATGGTATGTCTGGTATTCAAACGCAGATACGAGAAGACTTAGTGTATTATAAGTTATTGAAGGATGGTGGTAAAGAAGTAACTGTACAGCCAGGTAAAAGTAGTATGCGCCCTAAAGTAGTACGTAAACTACAGGAATGGAAGTATGCGTCATTAGAAGAACCATTCTTAAATACTCCTAGAATGTATCAAGTAGATCCGAGAGCTGCTGATGATGTATTTGCTGCGAAACAAAATTCTATTATGCTTAATTACCAATATGAAACTTTGATAGATAGGGTTAAATTGGTTGGAGACTCTGTTAGGACTTACGTAGATGAAGGGACAATTATTGTTAAGACTGGCTGGGAAGTTGAGTATGATGATGTAGAAGTGGAAGTTGAAGCTCCTGTCTATGCTAGTGCAGAAGAGAGTTTAGCATTGATGCAAGATGCATTAGCTGCAGGTAGAATCTCTGAAGCTGAAATGCAAGCTAAGATAGCTAGTGGTAGACCTGTGCAGACTGGTACGAAAATGAAAACTGAGACTCAAAAAGTTTTAACTAAAAACCAGCCTAAGCATGAGATTTTGGATAATGCTAATGTTGGTATTGATCCTACTTGTCAGGGAGATTTGACTAAAGCCAAATTTATCTGGCATGAGTATGAAACTAGTTATGCTGATTTAGTTAAAAATAAATTTGTAAAAAATGAAGATGGGACTACTAGTGGGTATTATAAGAATATAGATAAAGCTATTGTTGCTGGGCTTGAAAGTCAAAAATATAATTTGAATGACCCAGTAGGTGTTACTGAATTTTTATTTAGTGATAAAGCTAGAAAGAAAGTTAAAGCTATCGAGTATTGGGGTTACTGGGATATTCAAGGTGATGGTAAATTGGAACCTATTGTTGCTGAATGGGTTAATGAAGTGCTTATTAGATTGGAGTTAAACCCATTTCCACATAAGAGATTGCCATTTAGTTCAGCTCAGTATATGCCTGTTATTAGAGATACTCGTGGTATTCCAGACGCAAAATTGATTGCTGAGAATCAAGAAAGTATTGGTAAGCTAGTTAGAGCTGCTCATGATATTACTAGTACTGCTGCTGTGGGACAAGAGTTTATTGACAATAACTTTTTTGTTAGTCCTAGTGATAAGAATCAATATGAGAAAGGTAATACTGTTTATTATAATAGTGGTATGGACCCTAAAAGAAGCATTCACAGACGTAGTGTAGATCCGATAGATCCGTCTGTATTTAATATGATACAAGCTAATACTGCTGAAGCTGAGACGCTAACTGGAACTAAGCCTTTCGATGGTGGTGGTGGTTCAGGTGCAGGATTAGGTCTTGCGAAAATTAGTTTGGATAGTGCGGCAAAAAGAGATTTAAGTATTTTACGTAGATTGAGTACTATGTTTATAGATATGGGTAGAATGGTTATATCTATGAATAAAGAATACTTGGATGAAGAACAAATTGTTAGAGTTACTAATGATAAGTTTGTACCAGTTAAGAGAGATGATTTAGAGGGTAATATAGATTTACGATTGGGAATTAGTACTCCTGAAAAAGATGCGCAACAAGCTCAAAGTTTGATGACATTACTGCAAACTAATGCAGCTAGTATGGATCCAGAGCTGTATAAGATAGTTATGGGTAAGATATTGAGATTACAATATCATCCTGATTTAGCTGATAAAGTTGAGCAATTTCAACCTAAGCCTGATGAGAAACAACAACAATTGATGGATTTGCAGATTGAGAACGCTAGGTTAGAGAATGAGAAATTGAAAGCTGAGATGGTTGGTATGCAAAGTGTAGTTCATGAAAGAGCTACTAGAGGTACTGAAAATATGACTGCTGACATTAAGAATAAATTGGCTCAAGCAGAGTTGAGAGCTGCGCAGGCTGAGTTGGCTAAAGCACAAGCTGAAAAAGCTAGTAGTGAATCTGATTTGTTAGATCAGAACTATTTAGATAGTGAAAGTGGTTTGAAGGATCAGAGAGCTTTTAAAGAGAGAGAGCATAAATCTGTGTTGAAGCAAGAAGAAGAGCAATCTAAAATTGCGCAAAATGCTTGGCTGAAAGGAGGTAGTAATGCAGGGATTAGGTAATGTAGCTAAAGATGGTGATAAACCATTTACATTTGATATGGCTGGTGACATTAATGCCTCTATTGTGAATAGTGTTCAAGAACAGCAACAAGCATTTATGTTGAAAGATAAGAGAGATACTGCTATGAAAGGTCTTGGTACATTAGACAGAGGTGCAGTAAAGGCTGTAGAGCAGGGAATAGTTTCACCACAAGTTGTGCTTAGTGATAGTAGAGTTAGTGGAAAAGCTAAAAGTATTTTACAAGAAAGTTATCTATAATTTAAAAATTGTGGTATACTTTTACTAATGAAGTCCAAACATGAATGACTTGAAAAGCTCTGGGTATAAGGATAACAATGAATAATCAGGCAATGGGTATTGAACCTAACTTCGATTTTAATGATGAAAGTGATATGATTGCAGAATTGAAAATAGCTATTCCGGAATTGGAGCAGAAACTAAAAGATGCTGAAGATTTTCAGGAATTGTATGATAGTGATGCATTTCAAGCTGTTATTATTGAAACGTTGTTAGGTACTGAAGCTGAGAAATTAGCTATGGAGTTATTGGATATGTATGTATCTAGTGAACGAAAATCAGAACTACTTATAGAGATAGATGCATTGCGAACCCTTAAATTGATTCTTGCTAGAAAGAATGGTTTAGCTGAAAGGCTGAAACGTACTGTGGCAGAAAATAAACAATTACTTCTTGACAAGATGTCGAGATAATAAGGAAAGCTTAAGATGGCAGAAAACACAAATGTAGTTGATGAACTTGAAGCACTGATTAACGGTGATTTTGAGGTTGTCGCTAACGACGAGGACACAGACTTAGCTGAAGCTGAAAGTGAACAGACTGATACGAATTACCAGATCGACGGTGAAGGTGAGGATACAGGGACTGAACTTACAGAAGATGCGGGAGAAAACACTCTAGTAGATGATGATGATTTAACTGAATCAGAAGCAGTAGCTGATGAAGCAGATATGGATGTAGTGGATGAATATGGATCTGGTGAAGCTGGTGAAGATGGGGATACTGCGGAAGATGATGTGGAAGGGCAAAGTACTGAGACTGGTTCGGATGATGGTAAAGACACAGAAGATCAGGGTGACGTATCCGAATCTGAGAATACTGAAACTGTTGATTATCAAAAAGCGTTCGAGGAACTTGAGGAGAAATCTAAAGTTGCAATGGACTTCTATGATAAAGTGGCCGGAGTAGAGTTTAAGGCGAATGGGAAGATGGTGAAAGGATTTGATGATCCTGAAAAATTGAAACAGGCGCAACAATTAGCTTATAACTACGGTGCAAAAATGGCTGGCTTTAAACAGTATAGACCATTTATGAAGCCTCTTAAAGACAGAGATATTCTGGAACACCCAGAGAAATTTGATTTAGCTATGAGCATTATTGACGGTGATAAAGAAGCACTAAAACAACATATCAAAGACAATGGCATTGATCCATACGAGCTTGATATGGAAGATATTAAGTATGAAGCTACTCCTAGTAGAACTAGTGCTGATATGCTTGCAATTGAAGATGCACTAGATGCAGCTAAGATGCAAGGTGTGGAGGAACAAGTTTATAATGCTGTAGTTAAAGAGTGGGATGACGATAGCTTTAAAGAGTTTATTGATAAACCTGCAGTACAGCAAGATCTTATTCAACATATGAATAATGGTACTTATGATTTGGTTATGGGAAAAGTTGAACAAATGGGAGCATTAGATGCCGCATTTGCTGGACAAAAAATGACTGATAAGTATAGGTATGCAATTCAAGAGTTGAATAGAGAACATGCTATGAAATCGGAAACGCAACAAGTAGAGCAATCTCAACAAAATGTGGAGAAGGGGACTGATCCTTTTGCCAAAGAGCGTAAAGCACTTGAGGCTGAGAGAGAGGCTCTGAAAGTTGAAGCTGCAAAGATTGAAAAATCTAGAATTGCTGCTGATAAGGCTAGAAAAAATAAGGCCGCTGAAACTGCACGAAATAAAGGTGCGGCAGTAAGTCAAACTAAAGGTACTATAACTCAGAAGAAGAAGATTGTTGATCCATTATCCGAATTAGACGGTAAGGGAATGGCATCATTATTAGATTCAATGATTATGGGTACTAATAAATAAAGGAGTACCAAATGGGTATTACAAGTAATTTTGTTAATGGTGGAACTACATCGAATACAATCGATCGTCAGTTTACACCGGAGTTCGTAACTAAGGCTGTGGTAGAAATGCCAGCGAGAAGAAAAACTTTCTCAAATCGTTCAAATAGAGTGGCTATGCCTAAGCACCACGGAGACACGTTGACGAAAGAAGTTAGACTTCCTATGTTACACAAAGATAATATGGTTGATGGGAATGTTGATACATCTGTTGCAACTATCATTCGTAATGAATATGCACGTGTAGTTTCTGCTACTGGTGTTGTTGTTCAACGTTACAATGCTGAAAACTATTTAGCATCTGATGGTTCTGTTACACTTGCTGCTGCTCAAGAAGCTGCACGTTTAGCTGCTGTAGCTGCTTTACAAGTTGGTGAAGAAGTTAAGTCTACTGCTGGTTCAATTCTTAATGGTGCTGCATCGTATGCGCTGACTAAAGGTCCATTAGTTCCATTACCAGAAGAAGGTGGAGTTGTTAACTTACTTAACAGTTCTAGTAAACTAGTTTCTGCTAAAGTTTCTTTCCACGGTGTTGCGCATAAATATACTGTTCGTTCAGTAGATTTAGATTCTCGTATTGGCCAAGTTGCAACTAAGATTAAAGATATTAGTCGTGCTGTAAGCGAAATTAAGGAAGCTCAAGTTCAAAGTTCTATACTTTCTGCTGCTGAGTTAAACATGATGCCTTCTACTGCTAATGTTGCTGTAGTTGATATGGCTAATCTTGATGGTTTAGATACATTAACTTATGACACTCTTACTGCGTTTGAGCAAGAGTTACTACGTGATGACGTTCCAATGGATACTGAAATCCTTAGTGGTGTTGATTTAGTTGATACTAAAGTTGTTGAAGATGCATTTATTGCTTATGTTGGTCGTGAAGCTATTCCTGTTCTTAGAAACATTACAGACCCTAATGGTAAGCCAGTGTGGATTCCTAAGTCTCAATATGCTGCAGGTACTGACTTACTTGAAGGTGAGCAAGGTACAATCGGTTCTTTCCGTTTTGTTGTTGTTCCTGATTTACAAGTTTACCGTGGTGGTGGGTATGCTGTTGGTGGTGTTACTGATGGTGCTAGTGTTGCAACTCAAGCTGCTGCTTATAAGACTGTATTAACTAATGGTACATTCTATGATGTATTCCCAATGGTAGTTGTTGGTGATGATTCATTCTCAATCACTGGTTTCGGTGCTGAGTCTACATCTGCTAAACACATCATGCCAAAAGGTGACGTTCATAACGATATCTATGGTGAAGTTGGTGGTGTTGCTGCGAAATGGACTTATGGTTTCTTAAACTATAGACCAGAGCGTATCAAAATGCTTGCATTTACTGCAACTCGTAATGGTAAAGTAGCGTAAGCTCTTACCATTTTATATATACTATTAGGTTGGGCTAAGCCTGACCTGATATAATTATGGCAATGGATTATCTCCAACCAATAAGGAAGAAAAATGAAAGATTACAAAAATATGATTAAAACTGAACTTGAAGCTGTAATAGTGGAAAGAAAATTAGGTGAGAAAGTTAAAGAGATCGCTAAAGTGTCAAGTAAACCTACAAATGCTGAATACGTAACAGTATTAGAAATGTATGATGCTGAAAATGCATCCAAGGTAGTTGCACCAGTAGAAGAATGTCAGGCTCCTGTAGATGACCCTACTCATACACCTATTGATGATAAAGAGACAGTTAAGCAAACTATGGCTGATGATTACAGTACTATGGTTCCTGTAATTGTTACAGATCATGATAATACAGTAACTATTGCTGAAGATGAAGCTCGTAGAGTTGTGGAAATTAGATGGGGTAACCCAATGATTGGTATGTCTACAACTACTGTAGCTATGCACGGTAGAATGCAGTATTTGCCTAAAGGTGCAATTATTCGATTGAAAAAAATTACGCTTGCAGATCATATTAAAAATGAAGATGGAAAAGAACAATCAACTAATGATAGAAATAGATTTAGTGTAAGTGATACAACTGGTTGGACTGATACTGAGTTTGAAGCTCATGCTAAAGAACAAGCACTTAAACGTATCTAGTTTAAAGATAAAGTACCTTTAGGGGTACTTTAGTGTTTTAACTAATAAGGATGGAATTAGATGGCAGACTTCATTATACCAAAAGGTAAAGAATTTGTATTTACCGTTACTATCATGGAAAAAAATACTTTTCTCCCACAGGATGTAGAATTTTTTGATCCTATATCTAGTGGCATTCAGTTTAGAGAATTGTCTACTATGACATGTACTGCTGGTAATGTAACTATGGTAAAGGTTGCTGATGATATTACTGCTAATCCTCTTACGTATAAGGGTGGAGTAATTAAGGTTACTGTCCCAGGTACTCTTACTACATTGATGAATTATGAAAGAGGTGATAAAGTAGATGGATATTATTTAAAACCTACCTATGAAGCAATTATTACGGTAGGATTTAGTGATGGTACACCTACTAGAACTGTAATGTTGGAAGACATTTATGTTATTCCGGCTGAATGTTAAAGGATGATATATGGCAACTGATATAAAATTTGAAGATTTGACAAATGCTACAACTGTTAGTGACGGTACCGGATACTTAGATAAGTTATTGAATACTATTAATTTGCAGATAGATGATCAATATACTAAAGGTAGACTAACTGGTACTGATTATGCTACTGTGTATCTTGGTAGTATTCAAAGTGCTATATCTCAATCATTAGAATTTTTATTGAAAGAACTACTTATTGAGGCTCAGATTGATGGTACATTAAGTGATAATATACTGAAAGCTGAGAATGCCAAAACTGCGTATACTGAAAGAATAATTAAGGATAAAGAAGCGGTAAAAATGGGATTAGATAATGTGAATAAAGCTGTATCTGCATCTCCAGAAACAACGTATACACCTAAATATGTGAGTCCATAATATGTCTGACACTATAAACGTAGATGCAGTAAATATTGATACTTCTACTGATAGAGTACAATTAGATAGTTCGTTACCTGATGTAAATATCGATGTCACTCACGCTATTACTGCACAGGTTGAACCAGATAGTTATGTTATAGGTAGTATTGGGTATTCTACTAGTATGCCAAAATGGATCAGTACTGCAATTATGGAAGCGGTGAAAGATTCCATTGGTAATGGTAGTACGTTAGCAGAAGCATTGAACAGTCTAAGAACAGAACTATTAGACTCAATTTCTTTAGGTGTAAATCAGGCGATAACACAGATTGAAAATGCCTATGTATCAAATTCATCATTGACTACTACTCTAGCTTCAGAAATTGCAAATTCTAGAGCAGCACTTTTAACTAATATACAAACGTACTCTGATGAAACTAAGGCAGTTGCTACGGATGTAAATTTAATGAAAGCAAGTTTTGGTAATGATATTAGTGCTAATGCTATTAATGCATTTATAGGTAATATTGCTGTAACTAGAGCTACTCCTAATGATGTATTTACTGCGACTACAGAGGCGTTGTCAGCAACTTACAATGATCAGCAAGCACAAATTACTACAATGCAAGAAGTTACTATTACTCCAGAAGGGTATCATTTAGGTGCTAGTAAATTAGCAACAGCTCCGGATGGCAGTATTACGGGATGGCAATTTACTGATGGTACTGGTGTACAAAGTGAGTTTAAAATTGCGGCTGATACGTTTAAAGTAGTTGGTACTACTAACCCTAATTACGTACCACTATACTTCGATAATGTCAGTAAAGACTTAGTATTTAACGGTAAAGTTACTTTCACCTCTGGTGGATCTACTACTACTGGATCATTAAATGAGGCTATTACTGCAGGTGTTACTCAAGTTGCTGTAGGGGATAAGAATGTTAATATAACAGATAACCTAATTCCTACTACAAGCTTAGTTAGTGATATAAATAATGCAGGGTATCAATTTATAGGAAACCCAATTAAAGCAGCAGCTGCTGGAATCGCTACATTCTCTGAACCACAGATTACCTTAGATTTAAATGATGAAGTTTATAGTCCATATGTAGATGAGTTATCTGCTGCGTATTATTACAAATTTGGTATTTCTAACATATCAGATTTAAATACATTTAAAGTAATAGCTATAGCTAGTAACAATACTGTAACTGAAATACCCCTAGTATATAATATGTTGGGTGGTAATATATTAGTAAATGATGGTACTTGGTACATAGTTGATGGTATTATTAACCCAAACTTAGGTAATGGTACTACATATAGTGGATCTATTAGATTGG